CAAATAGAAATGCCTGAGTTTGATTTCTCACAATTATCTGCAATCCTTATGGCTTTACTTGGTATGTCAGGTTTAAGGTCTTATGACAAATTAAAAAAAACTGATACGAAATAATGGAAACAGGTGTTACCCAAGAATTAATTGATGATTTAAAAGAAATGCTTATCAAAAATGAGGGCATCAAATTACATCCTTATAAATGCACTAGCGGATTTTTAACCATAGGTGTCGGTAGAAACATAGAGCAAAATGGCATTACTTCTGTAGAAGCGGAAATGTTATTGATAAATGATATGGAAGGTGTGTTTGCTGATCTTGATAGAAACATACCTTTTTGGAAATCAATGCCATACAATGTCAGATTAGTCCTATGTGACCTATGTTTCAATCTAGGCATCAAAAAGTTGTGCAAGTTCACCAGAATGATTGAAGCCTTAGAAGAAAGAGATTTTGAACTAGCTGGTGAAGAACTGTTAGATTCTACCTATGCTAAACAAGTAAAAAAACGAGCCGATAGAAACTATCGACTCGTTATAGGGGAGAATTGATATTTTTACTTCTCCTTACTATCTTTAAAGTTTTCCAAAAAAAGCAGATATCCAATTGGACAGTTATGCTCTCCCCAATCTAAATCAGCTTTGTAAATTTCATCTAAATTTGTATCAATTCTTTTTGCTTCTTTTAAAGAACAGACATTATTTTTATATAAGCAATCAACAGCGCCATCATCAAAATGAAATGCTAAATTGTTTTTATGTAGTTTAAAAATATAGTCTTTAGCTTTTTTAATGTTCCAACTATTTTCTTTTTGTAAGTTATTCATAATTTTCTCCTTGTTTAATTAAAATTATATTATAAATATACAGGTTTTACAGAAATATACAACTATTATCTAATCTTTTTTTGGTAATTCTTTGATGCTAAATCTTCTTGAAGTATAGGCTTCTTTTGCTGGTACTACCTTCTCAGGTTGTGCTTTGTAATTAATTGTCTGCCACACGACCTTATGAGTTTCCGAATAGCCTTCTTTAGCTTCTTTCATAGACATCATTATGCTTTTCTTAGCTTCTTCAATATTGTTTTTGAGGTTTTTTATTTGTGCTTCCCAAGCCACAATATTATCTATCTGTACTTGGTCTTGCTTAGTCAGTTCAGTAGGTTCACCATTGTCTTGCGGTGTGATGTATGCAGCTTCTTTAGTGTCAAAAGGATCATACCAATCACAATTAGCTATTCTGCTGTTGAAGTCTATAACTCTAGGCTCAAGCACATCTTTTTCCCATTGTTCATCACGCTGATAAAAATACATTCTTAAATCAGATCCATTTAGAACGCATACCACCGCCCAAGAATATTCGGTTATAGCCATCAAACCTTTGACCTGTATAACACCACGAAAGGGCGGTAGGCTTTCGCTTAATGGTGCATTGGTTACTTTTATTTCAACAATACCTTTACCATTTAGCTTAATGCCTTCGCCATCTTCAAGTTCTGGGCAATAAAAACCTTTGTCTACATCTTTAGTGATAAAAAGGTTGTCTGCTACACCAATACAATCTATAGAACCATTTAGGGTTACTCTTTTATGTCTAACAGCTTCTTCTACAACCAATTCAATATCAAGCAAACCAATCCTTTTAGCTGATAACTCAGCTACAGGTTTTTCTAAGACATTACCAACTTCCATATAATTATTGGTAGCAATTCTTATATCTTTGCCATTCAATGCTTTATGACAATCTTCAAGAACTTGATTCCTAGTTTTATAAGGATTTTTTCCTGTAATTAATGGCTCTAATAAACTACAACTGATTTCATAATCAGGTGTTAGTTTTCCAACAGCTTCAGCAGTATGGTCTATTTTTTGTGTTTTCATATTTATCTCCTAATCGTGGCAAAAGCAACTTCTAGAATCATCATCAAATAATTCTATTTGTTTTTCTTCTAATTTGGTTAAATCTACTAGATCTATATATTTCATATCTTTTCTAAATGTTGCAGTTGAAACTTTTCTACCTAAGTGTTCTTGTGCTGATTTTTCTAATTTGTTTTCTTGATCAATCCACCAATTTGCTAGTTCAGGTTTTTCTCTTATAATTTTGGTTAAAGTTTTTGTACCTTTTAAATAACATAAATCACAATTACCAGCTAATGTTTTTCCATTATGATTGGGTAAATTTAAATCAAAATTATTTTTATCCCAAAAATTAAATACATCTTCGACAGTTATTTTATCTTGGTATAAAGGGCAAACAGATTCCCAAGCGTTAATTTCCATATCATTGGCTTTATTTTGTTTGGCTACTCGTCTTGGTTCGTCATATCTTAAACCAACAACATTAGTCCATTCTTTATGACCTTTTTCTTTCATAAATCTTTTCATAACATTTACTTTTAATTCAGATGTACATAATCTCATAACAGGGTTTGGCAACATTTTTTTTCTGTCAATTAAAGCTTCGAATGGTTCTCCTTTTCTACTTGCAGTTTCATAATTAACTTCTTTGGTTCTGTAAATAGGTCTTTCATTTGCTATTTCAAGTTCTAACCAATGTATCTTACAATCCCATTTCTCTGCACAATCCCTGACAAAATCTAAAGTTTGTGGCATTTCTTTACCTGTATTAGCAAACACAACATAAACATCCTTTGGCAATACACCTTCATGAGCATCAATAATCTGCTTCAACATAAAGCCAGATGTTCTCCCACCACTAAAACTAATTAATGCTGGTGAATCTATCTTGTATGGGTTTGTCATGCTCTCCTTATCTTTGTTTAGCATTTTCGTCAATGCTTGATAAAACTTCTTTTCGCCCTGTTTTTTCTTTGGTTGTTTGTACTGATAGGGATTCTTTTTTTTCATGCTTGGTTATAAATTCTTTCATGTCGATCATCCATAATTTTAAAACAGTAGCTTGTTTGCTATGAAATTCAGAGTTGCCAAAATCCTTTCTAGCTTGTTCGTTATGATAATCAATAATTTTCAATATTATACCTATAGCATCCTGATATGGTTGCCTTACCGCAGAACTAAAGGTTCTTTTAACTTTTTGCATAATGTTTATAAACTTGATCTGATATTTCATCAACAGAGTCACGACATTGAATCGGTTCTTCTCTGCCAACCAAATAAACACAAGTAATCCCATGTTCTTTAAAGACACATCTAAAATCATCAAAATTAATATAAACAGAATCATGCGACATATTAAGTCGCAGTCTAAGTTTATTTTTTGTTTTCATTTATTATCAAAAATTACAATCATGCTATCGTGCATCCCAGCTTTATTTTTTACCTTTAAACCTTTACTGTTATAACCTATAAATCTAACCCTGCCCTTCAAAAATCTTATTTCTTTTGCGTTGGGTAAAATGTATTCGTGAAATAAAATTGTGCTAGTGCTTACAGGCAACAACAGAACACAAAGCTTTCCCTTGTTTGATTCTTCTAATGCTTTTTTCACAAACGCTTCTTTTAACTTTCTACTATAAGGTGGATTTATAAAATTTCTTTCTTTCCAATCAATTAATAAACCATCCTTTTCTTTTGGTATCTCACCATGATGCAAAGGACATGGATCAAAGTTAAAATTGAATTCTTGATTCAGTTCATCATATAAATACTTTGGAGTTTCCCAATTATCACTATGATCTAAATTTCTGTTTTTCATTTATCGTTCTAATAAATTCTTTACTTGTGATGGATGCCAAATATCTTTGCCATATCTGGTTTTTATTTTTCTATCTGACAAAGCATCAGCGATACCTTGTAAAGATTTAACACCTGATGCTTGTATCTCCTTAATTATTGGCATAACAGTTTTTTTATACGCTTGATATTTTGCTGTCCTTGCCTTGCTCATGGCTTCCCATGAATTTTGCATTTTATGATCTTCTTTCATCTTTGACACCTTTGGATAAGTTCCCATTCTGCCAAAGAAACTATTTTAGAATTTAGATGTTCGTTTTGCTGCCTTTTTCTTTCCAGCAAATCTTTATCATTGGATTGTGCCACCAAGATATAACCTTCATCTTTCCATCTAGCTATTACTACTTTCATAGTTATTTCTCCTTAAATTAATTTAATTCTTTAATTGCATTTTCGACCATCAATTTATATTCATGGTCTAAATTCATCATGTCCACAACTTCCCAATCATCACTTAAATTACCGCCTTCATTTCTATCTGTTGAAAAATAGAACTGATTGTAATCGCCTACTTCTTGATAAATTAAAGTATCATCTTCATCTTTAGTAAAAGCAAACTTTCCTACTTCGCTTTCAATTATGACTATTTTATTTATTTTCATTGTTTTCTCCTTAGTTGTTAATTACAAGTGTTATTTAAAACTATTATCAAAAAAAATACAACAATTATTTTAATTATTTTTACAATTATTATTGA